CCATTCGAAAGAATTGTCTCCTAATACTTTTTCACCAGCACCAAAGCCTAGTTTTTCAAGTAAGTAAGTTGTAGTATATCGAGGATAAAGCTCGATTACTTTTTTTGCAATCTCTGGGTACTTAAGTAAGTTTGCTACCAGAGAATTGTCTGCCGTGTTATACGCGGCATCATATTTAGCGGTATATACTCTCATTTTTTCTGAGTGTTTTTAAATTAAAAAATTGTTTTATATAAACAATATATAATTATGAACCTAAAAACTTATTCGGGTCAAAGCCTTTGCTTGGAGCCTCAAAACTGTTAGAAGAACGATTACCTCTACTTGGAGAAGTAATACCATCCAGGACCTTCGACTTTCCTTGTTCAACGCCTTGCGTTTTAATCATCTTGAAAATCTTTTCCTTGTTTCGCCATAAGAAAGCGGCCTCCGCAACATTGGCATGAGACTCGAAGATGTCTTGGGCGAAATCTCCTTTGGTTATATAATTATACAGTTGTTTCTTGTCTTTCTGAGAAACTTTACCTCCAAAAAACTCTTCTTTACCTTTTATAAAGTTTTGTAGTTCTTTACGAGATTTATTAGCGTTCTCAGTTTTGCTTTTTTCTACTTGTGCTTTTTCTTCTCTTATTCTGTCCTTCTCAGAGTGTATGTGTTTATTTAGTTGTTGTCTAACTAAAGTAGCTTCTCTTTTAAGAAGTCCTGCTGTTTCTAATCTTTCAATAGTATCTTCAATGTCTGCATCATCATATTTTGCGGCACGCATATCAGCTATTACTAAATCTTTATCAGACAGCTCTAAGTAAGTACCTAATGTTTTTATTGTATCATTAGGTTCTACATCTGGCTTCATAGCATCTTTAACTTGAGCTATAAACTCTTCTTTACTTGAAGCCTCTATTCCTGTTTCTTTACTTAAACCTTCCCAGTCAAATTCTGCTGCTACAGGCTCTTGTTTATCTTCAGCTACCGTTTCTTCATCATCCCAATCATTGTCTTCTTCAGTCTTCTCTTCTGCTTTGGAGTCATTAGTTTCTTCGCCCACTTTGGAATCAACTTCGACTGAATCCCACGAAAAGTCGCCTTCGCTCTCTGTTTCGCTTTCTGATTCGGTATTATCTTCTGATTTAACCTCTTCAGGCTGTTCTTCATTCGTTAAAGATTCTACTTTTTCAGCAGCTTCTCCATCGAGAAATGCTGTTGGGTCAAAGCCCTGTTCTTTTGTTTCTTCAGTAGATTCAACTACCTCTTCAATAATTTTGCTTTCTTCTGCCATTTTATTTTGCTTTTATGTTTACAAATATATTACTTTTTTACGTTATTTTTTTTCGCTTCAATTTCTTTGCTATGCTCCATTTCTTTTTCTTTTTGTTGAGCACCCATATCAGCTTTAACTTTTTCTAAAACAATTTTATTTTTTTCACGAACATCATCCATATCTCTATTAGCATCAGAAGCAACTTCTTGTGCTACTATTCTAGCCTCAGCGCCTATTTCAGCAACTTTAATACGTCCGTCAATTTCCATTTGTTTTAATTTCATTTCAGCTTGCATTTTAGCATCATCTGCTTGAGCCTGAGCTTGTTGCATTTGTTGTTGCTGAGCTTGTAGCTGTTCTTGCTGACCTTTCATGGCTTCAATACCTTGCTCTAATACAGCTTGTGCTTCAGTCATAGTATCTGCTTTTAACACTTTAAGAGCATCTAACAATGTAATAGTTCCTGACTGTAATGCAGCTTGTGACATTTGCTGTACTTGTTGTTTCAAAGCATCGTCTTTACCAGAGTCGCCCATAAAAATACCATAGTCATTCAATGCAACATCAGGTAGTATATTGAGCATTTTATATCCAGCATCACCAAATATAAATGCAGCTTTTTTACCTCCAGCCCAAGCTATCTTCATTAAATTAGCCATTTTCTCCATAACTTTTTTCTTCATTATGTTATGAGAATAGAACCAACCTCCTGTTGATATAGAAGACTGCACAACACTACGCTGTACATTACCTACATATTCATATTGAGCTACAGAGCCTTCTCTTTGCGGTGACACACCAGATATTTGACCTGCTGTCTGCTCTAACATCATTTTAAGATTTATAAGCTGTTGAACAGAATTAGATAAAGTAAAATCTACTTGTTGGAATTGATTAAACGCTGCGGTGTCACCACCTTCATCTCTTGTGTTAATAGGTATAATACCATCATTCTTTAAATGGTACATTACCTCTTGCATGTCCATACCAACATTACTTGGCATTTGTGATACATCATATACAACTGCTTTACCACCTGCTCTTGCAAGAGTAAGCTCTATATGATACATAACAATGTTATAAAGCATTTGAATATGACTTAACACATCCATTAAACTTGTAGAGCGACCTGTTGTGTGATTGTATACACAACCTACATAAGAAAGTGTTGTGCTACCAGCGTCGTCTACAGACCTAACCTGATTCGGGCGTCTTCGACAATTAACCAATATTTTACCACCAATCTTTGTACCTTCCCATATATCATCAACATGCTTGTACTCAATGTTATCTCCTTTACGAACTTTATAATTTTCACTAATTACTTTTTGAAATGGTTTTTCTGGATTGTATTTGTTTTCTGATACTTTAACTCTAATAGTTTTAATAGATTTCCATTCTGCACAAATAACTCTTACTTTAAGAGTCTTAAATCTATCTATTTCTACCCAATTAAAATCACTATTAAATCTATCTATAGTGTCATTAGTTACTTGACGCATTTCTTCAAGTTCACGAACATCGTCATCATCTAATTGGTCTCGGTACTCATCAATAATTTCATTTACTGTTAACCATCTTTCTTCTCCAGCCCATTGCGCATCATCTAAAAAATCAGAATCTATAGATTTATCAAAAACAAATGTTCTTGGGTCTACTCTTCTAAAGTAAGGGTCACCATTTTTA